CCCCATTAAGAACGGACCAAGCGGCGCTACTTTAAAAGGCTTACCACCCAGATCAATACTCTTTACAACCGGAAACAGTTTCTCTAAATTTTCCATTCTAATTCTCCATTAAATATAAGAAGGAACGGCTACCCCCGCATAAGGAGTCAAAACACCATTACCTTTAAAATTATAAGTTACCTTACCAACATCCGTATTGCTGCTATTTGGAGCAATACCCGTGCATATCGCTGAACCGTATAGACATTTATATAATGGGGTAACTGTGTCGTATTTGAAATACAACTCTATCTTTGCAGGCGTATTCTCGCCTAAAGCTTCTACCCCGCCCGCGGCTAATGGCACCGATAGACCACCAGAGTCAAGATTGCAAGTTACAGAGGCAGTCCAGTCTACGTAGCCAGAAAGAAACGTATCCCATATATCCTGAAAAGAAGTAGTCTCTACGACATCCTTGGTGATATCGAGTGTCCAGCTTTGGCCGTGTGCCAATTCAGTGTCACTGCCATTACAGTCCCAGTACACATTAGCTAATTTTCCATGAAATTGTGTCATAATAATTATCCCTTAAGTTGAAACAGTTTCTAAAAGAGCACCTGTCCCTTGAAAACTATATGTTAATTTTTCAACACCTTTTCTATCGACATTATAAGAAACGCCCGTAATAATAGCGTCACCCTCATAAGACAAACCCGCATGAGCCGCCAAATTAAGTGTTGCATCGGCGTCTTCAATATTAGGACTACCACCTATCTCATCGTCGTCATCTTCAAGAATGCCCTCTACTGTTGCCGTCCAGTTTAGATAACCTGCAAGATAGGTCTTAGCCCCATCTGTATTATTCATAGCCGTTGTCTCGTCGACAGGGCATGAGGCATTTGCATTCCAAGATGTTACGTTTAATATCCCTACATCGTTAAAAACAACCGCACCAGTTTTACCATGAAAAGCTGCCATAAATTACCACCTTTCAAAATTAAACAGCACCTTCAGCAAGAGCGCCGTTACCTTGGAAGTTATAAGAACAAGTTCCTTTTCCATCCTTGCTCGAAGCTGGACTTATGCCCGTACAAATTGCCGTTCCGCTATACTTTCGACCTCCCGCCGCTGTGTTTAATGTAAGCGTTGCCGATGATCCAAGAACCGTACCTATAACACCCATTCCCGCCGCGGGTAAAACACATTCAACCGAAGCAGTCCAATCATTATACCCCGCAAGGTAAGTTTTTGTTGCTGAACCCATAACCGTAGACTCATCAACATCTGCTGTGGCATTTGCCGACCATGATAACACTTCCATTGTTAATCCTGTAAACGAGGCGCTACCGCCTTTTCCGTGTAAAGCTGCCATAATAACTCCTTAAAATTTATACTGTAACCAAATTTCGTAACTTAACACCATTTGCCAAGTATCATTAATAAACTCAAAAGGCATACTTAAAGTCTGCCCACAATGTAAACAGTTATAATCCGATATGGATAGTATCTGCTGATTAAAACCCTGTTCGAAAGTATGAACCACGTTAGCCAGTTCAACACCTCCATCAATTTTAGTATTAAAGAAATTAAACTGAATCTCTGCCTTTTCTATCTTATCATTTTTCCCTCCCATAAACTCATCCGGCTTAGAACCAATGAAGTAGTAAACGCAATAAGGACTTGTTACATCTTGCGGGGCTTGCGTAAAGTAAAGTCCGCCCGTTAATGCCGCTTTTATCAAGGCAGAATCATTATAAAACTTATATATCCCATCACATAATTGTTTAATCATTTTAAAACCTCGCCGATCATAGCTTCAAATGTTCGTGTAATTTCCTGACTACATCTTGCTAAAGCAGGCCTTAAATAAGGACGGGGTGACATTTTATAAGTTCCAAGTTCTAGCCAAAGGCCATACTCCTTAATTCCTGTTTGTGCTTGTAAACGTGCTTCATCGGGGCCAACAAAACCAGTCATATTCATACCTTCTCTTTGGATATCTGTTGCTATAGAAATTCTTAAGGCTCCAGTATCAACAGCCGGAGGTTCACCTGGCAATGAAGCAAAGTGATATTTTGATCTTATCAGTCCCCCTTTTCTATTACGTCCTTTTCCTTTGCGTCTTTTAACCATATTACCAGAACTGTTAAAAGTAAAGTTTTTTACAATATTAGCTTCTAAAAGAAAACATCCATACCTTAATGCTTTAAAAGCTGCATCGCCTACCTTCTTTTCAAATTTCTCACCATACCAACGTACGATATCAGGCATTAAATCACCTCCGTACAATTTATTTGATAGTAAGATTTAGCTTGTCCTGCATTATTAATACCGGCATTATTGATACCGGTTATTTCAAGTGTTTTTCTACATACAACAATTCTATCAGTAACATCTATTAACATGGTATCATCAGTTATATCGCAGAAAAGCTCATAAGTATTAGTCTGCATAATACGTCCATTACCGCTGACCTCATTTAGAGTTTTAGTGGATAACCTGCAAGGCAAATCGGCTATTCTGGTGGTATAGGTCCGCACAGACCCACCCATGCTATTCAGAGTGTTTGTGGCTCGTTGAACGATAGCGGTATTATTAAATAACATTAAAATCCTTAATTGCAATAAATATAAAGCTACTTGTTCGCCACTGTAAACCGGCGATACTCTTACAATTTCCCACACTTGAGAATCAATAGTTACCATTGCACCATTTGCTGGTGTAAATTCAATTCCACTGGCTGCCACACCGGATAACATGTCACCAACTTTAATAAGATCACCATCAACATATTTAAGTTCGACATCATAAGGCGGGATTACTTTTTTTGAATAACTAACACTATCGCCTTGTGTAGTCTTTCCGGTTGTTGCGTCATACGATGCGGCTGGGTACATTGTAAAAATCACCGTTTTGCCAAGCTTATTTATGATCTTAATAGCTTTAGCCAGCATCTTAGTATCTAAAGCAGTATTGGTACTTGATACCGTTGGTGGTGTAGGTACAGTTCCAGCCTCAGCTATCTCAAGCCATCCACCCGTAAATAAAGCAACTAAATCTCCACCTTGTATTGTCATTTAACTGTCACCTGTACATAAGGAGTTGTCGCACTGGCAGTAATTTCAGCAATAACCGTTTCGCCATCATCCGGGTCAAGGATCTCTTGCACACCTGAAACACCTGACTTATCTCTTTTGGTTCCTGCAATCCAACCAGCAAGAACTTTCATTAATTTATCAAAAGTCCAAACGCCCCCTACAGTCCAACCGGTTGAAGCCTTTAAAGCTGTAATTATATCTGCAGCGGCTGTCTTAAAACTTGCAGCGTTGTCTGTATTTGCCAGCGTTCCAGCGACATTAAGCTTATCAATGTAACCAGCCCGTGCCGCTGTTAATCTTGTAACTAAAGAATCAACTGCAATTTTAATTGCCGCAACATCGCCAGTCGCACTTGTTTTAATCAAATCAAAAATGGCTGTAATAGTTGAATTTGCAAGAACAGTTGTTTTATATTTCCAATCGCTTCCTACCAATTCAATCATTGAATAAATTGCGGTTAACATGCCTTTCATCGCTGCAACATCTCCATCAGCAGATTCTTTTATTAAATCGTAAATAGCTGTTGTAGTTGTTTTGTCAGCCAATGAGTTTAATGGTGTAGAATCTAATTCAGAAGCAATAGCATATACTAAACTATTTATTGTATCAACAATACCATCAATAGTGATAATTTTTTCATTTAAAGGAGTGAACGCACTCCCCAACTCAATATATGAAGCTGCATCTTTTGCTCGATCATAAGCCGAGCTTAAAGTCATAGCCGAACCAACAGCCGCTGGGCTTGCGGGAATAACATCAGTCTTAGCTTTAATCGCATCAATAAGTAAATCAAGACGCCCGCCATTTATCAAGTCTGTTAACACAGCCATACGTGCTGCTGTTATTTCATTCGTGTTTTCAAGTTTAGTGTCCAATAGTAACCCACCTGCTGCACTTACAGGCAAACCACCTGCTGCATTTGCCGCCGCGTTTGGTAATGATGTTAAACCTGCTCGAACTGCATCATATGGATCATATGCAACAACAACGCCCTCAATTATACAAGTATCTGCACCTGTCGCAGTTGCCTTTAAAGCTATGGGGCCAAGTGTGTCAGTGTCACCAACACTTGCGGTATATGCATAAAACCCAGTCTCAAGTTCAACCACTGAACCGCCACCCGCATCGAACGCGGATCCATTTTTACTGACTCTTACAGTCAGCGTTAATCCAGTCTTTGGCGTCACATGATCCGTTGAATCAACCATATAAAAATAGATTAACTTACTATTGTTATCTTTTAAATATTGTCTCATTTTTAAAGCCCTCCAAAAATTCTTGAAGCAGACACACCACCACCAACAGGTTCGGAATAGCCCGTAGCACCTATGCTGTTTATTTGTTTAGTTTCATCATATATTTTACTAACCCCTGCAGCATTTCGATTAAGTCTTAAATCCCCATTAGCCAAATCCACAAACGGGTCAGCTTGTATATATT